CACCGTGCTGATGGATCAGGTACCACATTTAATTGGACTGATTATCTTGCAACAGTATCAAAGCCATGGGCTGATAGAGTTGGCAAGGGCGCAGCCGTTAAATGGCCCGCAGCCTCATCCGTTGGCGGTAAGGGCAATGAAGGCGTGGCTGCTAATGTAACCAGAGTAAAAGGTTCTATTGGGTATGTTGAGTATGCGTATGTAAAGAAAAACAATTTGGTCTTCATGCAATTGCAAAACAAAAATGGTAAGTATGTTAGCCCAGATGATTTGACATTTGCATCGGCTGCGGTCGGTGCTGATTGGTTCTCAGTACCAGGTATGGGTGTATCCATTGTGGATCAAAAGGGCGATAATACATGGCCTGTGACAACAGCATCATTCATTATCATGTACAAGGATCCAGTTGACAAGAAAGCATCCGAAGAAGTACTAAAGTTTTTTGATTGGTCATTCAAAAATGGTAAGAAACTATCCGAAGATTTGGATTATGTTCATCTACCAGAATCATTGACAAACCAAATCAAATCTAAGGTATGGTCACAGATTAAATAATTACCTTGACACCACACCAAGGCTATGGTATAATGATACTATAGCCTTTTTTATTGGACGATTATGTTTATATTTGATGTTGAAACTCTCGGTAAAGATTCCGATGCTGTGATTCTATCCATGGCCGCAATCTATTTTGAACCAGATAAAGAGCCAAGCCACACACAGTTGCGAGAGTCCGCATTCTTTTGTAAGTTTGATGTGGAGCAACAAATCAAAGAACTAAATCGGAGAGTGGACAAAGGCACCGTTGAATGGTGGTCCAAACAATGCGAGAACGCACGGAACAAATCATTTAAGCCACATGTAAATGATGTGCCGTTTGAGATTGGTCATGGTGCAATGAGCAAATGGGTCAAATCAAAGAGTGATACTAATTGTTGGGTATGGGCCCGTGGTAATTTGGATCAGATGGTGTTAAGCCACATTGAGGATCAAATGGGTCTTGAAAACATCTGGTCGTATGCTAGATGGCGTGATGTAAGAACCGCAGTTGATTTTCTGTATGGTACCAAGAATGGATATGTTGAAGTGGACACACCAGGCTGGATAGAAGCATTTGATTCTAAGCTACATATTACAAAGCATAATCCAGTGGATGATTGTGTATTTGATGCAATGCAATTAATGTATGGAAAAAAGAACCAATGAAGTATTTTGTAATTACAGGCACACATTCCGAATTTGAATTTTTTGTAAGAAATAAATTGAAAGCCCACCCAGAGTTATATGAAAGAAAAGATTTTGTTTACGTAGCAGGTTTTGAAACGTTTATGGGTCATACCAATGTAAAAGGCTGGTTCTATGGCTCCTGGCGTGACAGGGAAGATATTCGGTTAATTCTGGATATTCTATCAACAAAAGCAACAATGCCATATCCAGATCCACTATTAAAAATATTCCAAGAATTCAAATGAAAATATCACCAGTCCAACAGAGAATAGAGTATCACCGAATCAAAGACAAACAGGAACGGATTCACCGTGAGCATCTGGAATATGTCAGAAAAGCAAATCAAAAGAGAACCGAACACCCAAGCAAAGGTAAAAGGATAGACGTTTATGTATAATAATGATATTGATGAATACGTGAAAGAACTAGAGCAAGAAATAATCCGCCTCAAGGCCATTATAGAAAAACTCAGCAACACCGAGGAATTAAATCCTCAAGCAGTATTTCCATTTCCTAGCCCACCAAGGATTGATAGATGAAAAAGTGGCAAGAAAAAGAATACTCTCAATGGGTATATTATGATGATATTGATGGTAAAATCATCGGCGCATCCTACAAGGTCGGCACTCAGAATAGTATATGGGGAGCCAAGATATACAAAGAAACCGAGTATGTTCTAGGTACCTATATTGATTCAGATTATGCTAGGAGCGCGGTAGAAAACTATTGGGACATTGAAAGTAGGACATTATTAAATGAGTAAGATAGCCTTAAACAAAAGCGATATAGAAGAAATCACCAAAGTATTAAATGACCATGAAATACAATATTTCAATCTGGTATATAAACAAAATGCTATTGGATATTGTGTTGACTTGGAGTATAATACCGCAATCAATGGTACAATGTGCAGAGTAATAGTACCAGTCGTGGGGACAGAAAAATGGTAAATCCTATCACAGTATTAATAATCGCATTATATAATCTATGCCTATTTGCAGGAACAGCTTATCTTGTCATAGAATACGATTGGTCAGCCTGGTGGTTCCTATTGACTGTGGGAATAATGAGTATGTATGGGAGTAGTAAGAAAGATGAAAAGTAAAGGAAGAGCCAAAGGGCTAGGCTTCGGCTATAATGAAGTAACTAAAGATATTAATAAAGTATCCTGGGCTAAGAACAAAGAAACTATTACCATTAATGATGCATGGCGAAAAGCCAAAGAGAATGATCCAACACTGGAATATAGATTATCCTTTGTGGAATATAAGAAGTTATATAGAAAAAACAAGATATAATTTGAGCGATTAACGCACCGCAACCGAACTAGCGAGAAATGCCGACTATAAAGACATGCCCTAAGTGTGGGATCACTCACAAAAAAAGAGGACCATTCTGCGGGTACTCCTGTGCCAATGCCCGTGAACAAACGCCAGAGATCCGACAGGCCAAGAGTAAGAAACTAAAAGCATATCACCAATCGCCAGAGGGAATCGCAACCGCCTCAATGAGCCGAGACTTTATGAGAGCCATTAACAGAGAGCGGGCCAATGACCGAAGCGGCGAATACACCTTAAAAGACGAAGACTGGATGCTTGACATTCCGGTACCTCATGATGAAGAAAACGGAGATACATATAGCGACGGAAACGATATATGGAGATCCTAATGAAGACATTAAAGCACACCTGCGACAACTGCGAGGCCCAATTCAAAATAGTTTACGATGGCGACCAAGCGCCAGATGATCCGACCTTTTGCCCATTCTGTAGCGAATACATAATGGAAGAGAGTGAGGATTCCGATGACTTGGACCTATAATAATGAGAGTGTGAGTGATGAAGTGATTGGCGATGCATACGGCTTCGTTTATATCATAGAGAATTTGATAGATGGGCGCCGATACATTGGTCGCAAATACTTGACTAAGGCCGCATACAAAACGGTGAAGGGCAAGCGAAAGAAGATCCGCAAAGCAAGCGATTGGGAAACCTATTGGGGTTCTAATAAGATGCTGATAGAGGATGTGAAGACTCTCGGCGAAGTGAACTTTACTCGGACCATTGTGATGTTTGGTCGTAATCGCTCCGAGTGTTCATATTGGGAAACACACTACATCTTTTCATTGGGAGCCCTGCTGAGTGATGCATTCTATAACGAGTGGGTGACTTGCAAGATATCAAAGAAGAATATAAAACGACCCGGAATAACCTAATGGCCACAAGCGTTTGGAGAGGTCTTTTTCGGATATCCATCTCCAATGAGCATTGTTGCACCGGACGTAGGCGCCATGCTTAACCTTCAATTATAACACACTTTCCTGGATTTGTCAACACTTGACAGGATTATCTTTTTGTGGTATAATTAATCTTTACGGAGAATTACCATGGACGAAGCGCAATTAAAATCCCTTTTAGAAACTCTAGCGGACCTTTCCCTTTACGGAGAAACCTTCCAAATTTGCCATGCCGCTCTGCGCCTGCAGACTGCGCTGATGGATCATTATCAGCCTGATTGAAGTTTACCAAAAATAACACTTGACAAGCCTGTAATACTTTTGTATAATGGGGCTGTGGGGCTCTCAGATACTTGATTATTTTAGTCTGGTATTGCTTGACATTAGTACCAGTCCTGTTATACTGAATCCATGTTGAAAGAGAAATCAAATATGAATACCGATGTTAAACCTTTTGTTTTCGGATTTGTTTATGCACTAGCCCTTGCTGTGCTGGTGCTTGACTTGATGGTCTGGAGATCCCTATGAGCCGCATGTCCGACTTAGCTATTGATATCCAATGTGATTTGGAAGAAGGAATACTTTCGTTTGCAGAAATTGCAGCCAAGTACGAGGTACCCGTTACATGGGTTGTTGAAGTCCTGGAGATTTGTAATGAATAAGATTTACTTTGCAGAAAAATTTGAATTGTCTCCTGGGAAATTCGTAATGAAATTTTCCTGTACTGACTTGAAGGCTGTTCGCACCGAACTATCGCCTTGGGCTAGGTCATCTTTTGAAAACGATACGATTACTTCCATACGGGAACGTATTGCTTTGTCGTTACAAAAAGTCGGTTTTGAAGTGCAAAGTATAAACTTTGATTCTATGTCCATCACAGCCCTCAAAAAGTAATACCTTTTCTGTACTTGACTTTTACCAGGATTCTGGTATAATAGAATACATGAAAAGCAGAAAATTAAGATCCGACAGAAATCATGTCCTGTACCGCGTCACCTGTGTAGATACCGGTGATTCATACATTGGTGTTACAGTAGCCAAAGGGCATGCATTTGTGAGATCCGTTAAGGTCCGCTGGCAAAAGCATGTTAGTCGGGCTAAGTGTGAAAACAAGGCTTGGGCATTTTGTGAGGCTCTCCGTACTCTGGCCGAATGTGAATGGCGTTATGAAGTACTGGATGTGGTACGCGGTCGTAAACCAGCGCACCAGAGTGAACGTGCATTGATTGACCTGTTTGAACCCACTTTGAATACTTTTTAACTAGAGCAAAAAAGTCAAGTATTGATTGACAAAACTCCAAAACCTGGTATAATTAACCCATAGATTGATTGATAAGGAAACCGAAAATGACAAACCTGCAGATTACCCTCGCTAACTTGCAAAGCGAGTACAAGCGAAATTTTGAAATTAACAAGTCCCTACGGGCGCAGATCCGAGACTTGAAATTTCAGGTCGTAAAAGAAAAAGCCTTCGCTAAGGTACTCCGTCAGAGTGCTAAGATGACTAAACGTGCGGAGATTGATGCGAAAAGAGCGATGCGGATTGAAGCCCTAGAAAAAAAGATAATGGCGCTTAGAATGCGTTAAAGGAGTTTATTGTGGAAGATTTTGTAAGAGTTGAAGATATGATAGAGGCGCTGAGAGCATTGCCCGCTGGCGCTAGACTGGTGGTGACGCATTCGGGTTATTACTGTTACAATGAGTTGGCTGGTGTGTGTATGCCGGAAGTGTACACGATGGAATCGGACGAAGGCGGTCTTTCCGAAGGGGAAGTAGTGTATCGGCTGGGCCATTCGCACCAATCTTATTGATTGGTTTCCTGATGCTAGGCAGGTCAAGGCCTAGCAGTCCTATCCCAAGGATCACCGATACTAGAATGTTGGGCCGATGAGCATCGCAAGCCTTACCACGGGTGCCGATGGACGATGAATTTGGGAAGCAGTAGTTAGCAGTGGGAGACTTTGGTCGGCTCAGGTAAGACTGGGTTCCCTCTAATCTTTTTAATGAGTTTTGAAATGAATAAAGTTAAAGTTAAAAAAGTGCCTGGTTTTGAGAATTATTCTGTGTCCAGTGATGGGCGAGTGTTTTCCTTGCGTGGAGAATTGAAAACTTCAACGTCCACTGGATATGCTAATGTAAAATTGTCTAATGGTCCAGAAAAACAGAGTTGCCAAGTCCACCGATTGGTTGCAAAACTTTTTATTCGCAATCCTAAAAATCTGGAGATTGTGAACCATATTGATGGCAATAAGCTGAACAATGACGTATCCAATCTGGAATGGGTTGACCGCAAGGGTAATGCTCGGCACTATGAAAGAGAGTTGGCGCCATTACAACGTGCAAAGCGCAAAGCTAAAAAAGACAATGATATGAAGGCTAGGTTGTCAATTGTGAATTTTTCACATTCCGCTTGTACCAGCAATCCTGCGTTATTTCACTCAATTTATAAAACCGTAATGGGTGAGGGTTAATACTTGACTGGAAAAACTGAGAACTTTCGTAGTATATTGACAAATTGACTCATTGTGGTATACTGTAGTCTGGAGATTGAAATTTATGAGCAAAACGATTTACATTTACACTATCAAGAAATCATACACAATGACAAAAACCGGCCTAGAGAGGGTTGTCTGGTACATCATGGATGAGGATTTTGTGGTAGATGTGTGTGACCTCAAGCGGGATGCCAAGTACTATTGTGACCTGTGGAATTCTGCAAAATAGTTGACTAAAAAAACTGAGAACCTTTGTTGTATATTGACAATTCTTGGATTCCTGGTATAATTAACCCATAGATTGATAGAAAAGAGGAAAAAGATGAATTACGGAATGTTCTCGCCAGAAGGAAACCTTGCTGTTCATGGTATCGTGTTGTACCATAAAGCGATTGAAAGCCCTTGGCTTGTTGTCTACAAAAACCTGTGTGATTTGGCCGATTCTAATCCTGACCGTTTTGGTGAAGCTACCGACACCGAAGTGCGTGAAATGGTTTATATTGCTGTTGGTGCGGCTAATGAGGACTTCTATGTGTGAAGCCTTTAGAGGTTATAAAGATATCCCTAGTCAGGTCGTTGCTAGGGACTTGAAGGAAAAGGGTATTTCCACTTACAGTTGGTATGCCGCTAATGGCTGTATTGGCGTCACTTACGGAAATGTTAGTTGTTACTACTATGTCCGTGACGGTAAAATTGTTGACATAATTTTTGATTGAGGTTTTTCATGGCTAAGCTATACATTTTCACACAAAATTACGAGAATTATGGCGATGAGGAAAACCCTCACTGGAAAGCAAAGGGCGGTTCGGATTACTTTGTGCCGGACTTCAATGGAGACGAGGCTACCACTGTGATGCTGGTCCGTGACCAAATTGAGTGCAATAATGAGTATTACAAAAGCTCCATTCTTGGCTGGGAAGTAGTACCTAATGACTACATGACGGAATACGAGAAAATGCAACTGGAATACGAAGGAAGTATTCGTTTTCCTACCCGTGTCATTTCCGCAACAAAGTAAAAAACCGCTTGACAATCTTTACCATCCTGTTATACTATATTCATAGATTGATAGAAAAGCGAAGGAAAAAAAATGTTGTTAACTCTCTTATGTGTTTTTGTTGCTCTGGTTCTTGTCGGAGTTGTTGTTAGTTCTTCCGTAACTTCTTTGGGATAATATAGAATGCGTACCAAGACAATCATAGATGGTTTTAAAAATTCTCAGAAATTCCGTGTTATCTTCAAAGGTGACGGTTCTGAAAATGACATTGGTCTTTATCTGACCATATCGCAAATGACAACCCAGTTTGCTACTGTGACGGCCCGAGTTATTTGTTGGGAAGCGTTGATTCAATTATCATACGAACGGCGTACCGCTGAGGCTACACGGAAACCTATTCCTACGGGTCTTGGCACTACCATTCGTGGTAAGCAGGTCCAAGTTGATTTGGTTTAAGGAATTATCATGGACAAAGCTATTCTGGAATTCTTAGCATCTGGCGGTAAAATCGTGAAGTGTAAACCACGTGCGCCGCGCAAGGGTGAAAAGACTTGGACGGCTAGTAAATATTCCATCGCTAACATTGGCGCTAAAGCTATGGCGATTGGATCACGTGGAATTAAGGCAACGAGGGATTATGTTTAATATTGAATACATTGAAGTGGATCAACCCGTCAAACATGCTCGGGAAATTGTGTCGGATTTGCTTGGCTCAGATTGGCTTGATTGTGGTGCATTTGCTCAAGTTTATCGGTGTGGTGATGAAATCTTGAAAATCTTTGAGGATGACAAAGGCTACCTAGCGTATCTGGAAGGCTTGTCTAAACTGCAGGAAGTGAATTCCTATGCGCCAGTTATTTACTATGTAAAGGTCTTTACTTCTCCTTTGAAAAAAGTCGGTCTAGTATCCATGGAGCCTTTGATTGGCATTGATAAGATTCGTGGCGAAAAGTATAAGGAATTTAAGCGGACTGTACACCAGATTAGTGCTTACTTTGATGATGATAGCAAGAATTTTGTGATTCCTGAGGAACTTGTAAAATTGAGTAAAATCATCAAGGAAGCAAAAAAATCAACACGGCGAGCCTGTTATGATATCCATATCGGTAACATCATGTTGCGGGCTAACAACAGTCTGGTAATTACTGATCCTCTAGCGTATTGACATTGGTGAGATTTTTAGATATAATGAAGAAATGAAAATCATCTACGTAATCGAAATTAATATGGGACCAGAAATAACGACCTTATCATGGGCGCCAGATTGTTGGGAACCGAAACGAGCCTATGCGACACGGCTAGAGGCCGAAAAGCATATAGAATGGTGCTTGCAGGAATACGGTGACAGGCTTGAATACTGCATTGAGGAATTGGAATTGTATGAATGACCGGATTGAAAAACTTTTAGAACAGGCTGGATTCCAATATATCAAAGATGAAGGAATTGGTTGGGCTGGAAATTATAATGCCAGTCTACCAAAATTCGCCCTCCTGCTAATGCGTGAAATTGCGATGGTTCAAATCACACATCAAACAACCATGGACCTGGAGAATAAAAAAATGGATAATCCTGCCAGAGAATTGAATTATGCAGTGATTAAACATTTCGGAGTTGAAGAATGACCAAGCGTAAAATTACTACTCGGGTTGTCCTTGACGGTATTGTGGACAACACCTTTACACAGATGCGACAAGTGTATACTGATGAAGTAGGCGAATATGTAAATTGCGACCGAAACAAGTATTACATTGAGAATGATAGTTTTGATATTGTATATACCACAGGCACAGCGATTACATTTTCTGAGTTGGCTAACAAGTTTAAAGAAACATTTCGGAGTTGAAAAATGAACGTTTATATTTTAGTAAGAGATTGGGAATCAGAATCTAGTTTTGAAAATCTTGGTGTATTCGGTACTAAAGAAGCCGCACAGAATTATTTGTACCAAACGGTTCGGGAAGAGTTTTCTATAGAAGATGATATTCCAGATGAAAAGTTGATGGATGAACTTCCTTTCGGTATTCGGTATGATATTGAAGAACATGTTGTTTGGGGTAAATAAGTATATTTTTAAAGAACGGAGTAAAATATGAAAGTTTTAATAAACGGTTGTTTTGGCGGCTTCGGCTTGTCTGATGCGGCATTTGAGAAGTTGCTTGACCGCAAGGGTATCGCATGGGAAAAGCGTGAGGGTGATTATTTTGGCGGCGTAGAATACTACAAAGCTGGGCACGTGGGTGATAGTGACCACTATCTGTATGAACATGATTTTACTGGTCAAGAAAATCGTGCTGATCCTGACTTGATTGCTGTTTTTGAGGAAATGGCTCACTTAGCTAATGGTAGTTTTTCTCGCTTAAAAATCGTGGAAATACCTGATGGTGTGGAATGGACAATTCAAGAATTTGATGGCAATGAATGGGTTGCTGAGAAACATAGAACTTGGGAATAACAAAGGAGAACGATATGCCTAATTGGTGCGGTAATACACTTACACTTGAACATGAAGATCCCGAAATGATTAAGCGGGCTGAGACTGCGTTTGCGGATGGTAAATTCCTTAAGGAGTTTGTACCACCTCCGCAAAAAGACTGGGACTATAATTGGTGCGTTGAGAATTGGGGCACTAAATGGGACGTTGGTAGTTCCGATGGTATCAACGTAGTGGAAGAAAACTCAATTGTATTTTATTTTGATAGTGCATGGGCACCTCCTATTGCGGCTTATAAAGCTATGGAAGAATTGGGCTTTACTGTTAGTGCTATGTACTACGAGCCTGGTTTGTGTTTTGCTGGTATCTACGAGGACGGCCATGATGATTACTATGAATATTCCGGTATGACAAGTGAAGAAGTGGCTGATTTGCTTCCGGCTGAATTGGATGAAACTTTTAACATTAGCGAACAACTTGCTGATTGGGAAGCGGAGAACGAGGATGAGTGAAGGCGTATTTGGATTTTTTTTAGGTATTCTTTTTGGCGTAGCTTTAGTTGGATTAATTCAATCGGTTAACCCATCTGCTTCGGTAAACATTGTGGGTAAAGCGATGGCAGAATGTGAAAAGTCATTGCCTCGGGACCAGAAGTGTGTTATAATTGCTGTTCCTCCTTCTAGAGATTAAATTATGAGCCTTGATGTTAGTTTGATTGCAAATCAACCCGTATCAGTATTTGATGCGAACATCACACATAACCTTACTGAAATGGCTTCCGAAGTTAAGCTATCTAATGGCATGACTTTGTATCAGGTTCTTTGGCGCCCCGATGAATCTAATTTGAAATACGCTAGAGATATTGCAGATTTGCTTGAAGAAGGATGGAATATACTTATGGCTGATCCAGAACACTTTAAGAAATTCAATCCTGAAAATGGTTGGGGTTCATATGATGGGCTGGAGAAATTTGTATATAAGTACCTGGAAGCATGTCGGTTTAATCCAGGTGCTGAATTGGAAATTTCAAGATGATTAAAGAAATTATACATTGTGACAAGTGCAATTCCGATAATGTATTGCATGAACGAAAACGTGAACCTGTGCAAGAGAATCATCGGACTATGACTGAGGTTGTTGAACAATCAAAGAAAATGCAAATGGTTCATGCAGTTTATTACTATAGTTATTGGATTCTTTTGTGTAAAGATTGTGGGCATCGTTTAGAGTATTACGTATGAATGAGCGAATTAAAGAATTGACAGTAAAGGCTGGTTTCCCTGATTGGTCTAATCATGCGATTGAATTTGAATTGGACCAGTTTGCTGGATTGATGACTGCTGAATTTATTCGCTTACTTGAATATGAGATTGCTATGTTGGAAAAATATAAGACTACATCATGCAATGATTTTGACCGCAGGTGGCATGAAGGTAAGATTGTGCATTTTAAGCGAATGATAGATAAGACTAAAGACAACTTCGGAGTTGAATGATGTACCAACTACTGCTATTGACATTGTTAGTTACCAATGGTAAGTTAGAGATACAACAAAACAAACTGGATACATTCTACACCGCAAGAGAATGTGAACAATTCAAAATTGTATTGGAAAACAAAACTCTGTTGAAGTTAAACTCCAATACAACAAACGCAATTATTGTTTTTGAATGTCGGAGAGAAGTATGAGTGCTGTTGGAAATTTTAAGATGTTTAAGTGGGTACCTGATGGCACTTATGACTACAGTGGATATCTTGTGAGGTATGTTATCGTTGATTGTAATCCTGTGACTACGATTGCAAAAGAATGGTTAGATAGAGGCGGACCCGATGATGTATCGGATGAATTGAAACAATCGTGGGGATCTTTTCCTGATTTTCCACCAAAGTGAGGTTTATATGAAAGAAGAATTAGATAAATTATTGTGCGAGAGATATCCAAAAATGTTTGTTAATCGTGACAAGTCAATGCAAGAAACCGCTATGTGCTGGGGTTTTGACTGTGGCGATGGTTGGTTTGATTTGATTAATGCGCTTTGTGCTTCCATTCAAAACTACATTGACAACAATTCACGACCTGGGCAAGAAATTCCTCAAGTAACTGTGAATCAAGTAAAAGAGAAGTATGGTACTTTGCGTTTTTACACAACTGGTGGTGATAGATTGACCGACGGAATGGTTTGGTTTGCTGAGAGTATGAGTGCCCACACTTGCGAAACTTGCGGTCACCCAGGCAAATGGCGTGGCACTGGTTGGTTCTATACATCATGCGATGAACATGCGAAAGATGGCGAATAATTTTTTTAATGGAGTTTGATATGACTTTTGAAGATGTGATTGAGACACTGGCTCTCCGTGCGGCTAATCGGTTTGTTCATCGGATGCCATCACCGTGGTTGATGAATGATGAAGATGTGATTTATGCGAAAGCATTTGGGCATGATGTTGATGCGGTTCACTTCGGCGTAACCTCATTGTTTCAAGATGCGGTAAGATACCTCGGCAATAACAAATGAGTTTAATTTTTCCTGGGCTTTTTGTTGCGTGGTCAGGTTGGCGCCTGATTAACCTAGATTACAAAAAACTTCCGAAATGGCATTATTTGCTAGATGGTATCGTTTTCTCATTTAACCTAAGTGTAATACTTTTGAATCTATTTCCTTAATGTTGTAATTCTGCAACAAAGCACTTGACATGGTACGTAATCCTGCTATACTATACCTATAGATTGATAAAGGAACGAAATGTCTATAGCGATTCAAAACTCCCGTGAAATCCAGATGTACGGCTCACCAAAAGCTCAAATCATGGAATCAATTGAGCGGTCAATTACCTATAAATTTTCAGGTATCGGAATGATTATCTGTGGTTACATGTCCGACATTCAAGAAATGAATGAACGGAATCAAAACGGCATCTACACCGAGACAATTCGGCAGACATTGAATATCTGCAAAATGCTTATGATGGATAATGAATTGGGTTTCAAAAATGTCTAAGGGATTTAAAGTTTATTGTGAATGGTGTAGCGATTGGCATTCTACCGAAGATGTTTATTTTTTAAACATTGAGGAAGATTTTGGGGGCCGTGATGTGATGCATTTTGAGTGTGGAAAACCTCCATCTTGGAATGAAGAAGAATCACGGTATGAGGGTACATCATCTTTAGTTTATTCGGAGTAAAAAATGGGTACACGGTGTTTGACTTATGTTTATGCGGGTAATTCTCCTCTGGTTTGTTTGTATCGCCAGTTTGATGGTTATCCATCTGGTCATGGTGCAGAGTTGGCTGACTTTCTAAATAAAATTGAAGTCGGCAATGGTATCCTCGGCAAGCCTGAAATGGGTGAATTTGCTAACGGCATGGGCTGTCTAGCCGCTCAACTAATTGCACACTTCAAAAAATCCGTTGGTGGTTTTTATATCCATGCGATAACGGATTCTGTTGGTGTGGATTATGAGTACCATGTTTATGCCAATAAAGTTGTGGTAAAAGATTCTGATGAAGAAGTTGTTTTTTCAGGGTCACAGAATGACTTTGTTGAATATTGCAAAGCGGAATAATGCGTAAACGTGACATTGCCTACCTTGTGAATAATCATATAATGAATGATATGTTATTTGCTAT